GAGTTTCAGTCACTTGAAGGCGCTGGCGAAAAGTCGGCATTTGCGCTCAAAAAGGCAATGTTGCCTGCCGCGGCAGCTGCCGGGGCGTTGGCAGCCGGGCTCGGCATGGCCACCAAAGCCGCCGCTCAAGATCAGGCCGCCCAAAAAGCCCTTGAAGTACAGCTGGTCAATTCAACTGGCGCAACCCAAGACCAAATCAAAGAGGTTGAAAAAGCAATTAGCGTCATGTCAAAACAAGGCGCAGTTGCTGATGACGTATTGCGCCCAGCATTTGCTGCGCTTGTTCGAGGAACAAAAGACATCAGCGAAGCACAAAAACAAATGTCGCTGGTGCTTGATATCAGCCGGGCAACATCCATTGACGCAACCACCGTTGCTGACGCGCTTGCCAAAGCCTACGAAGGCAACTACAAGGCGCTGCGATCACTCACACCCGAAATGGCAAACCTCATTCGTGAGGGCGCCGACCTTGACACGATCATCAACGTGCTTGGCGGCACATTCGGCGGGGCCAACCAGGCATTTACAGAAACCGCTGAAGGCGGCATGGCAAAACTCAACATTGCTTGGGCCGAAGCCACCGAAGCCATTGGCAGCGCCTTGCTCCCGGTGCTTGAGGAACTGATCCCGATCATCACCAACATGGCGTCATGGGTCGAGGAAAACAGCGGCCTAATCGTCAAATTGGCATTGGCAGTCGGCGGTTTGTCAGCTGCGGTGCTTGTAGCCAATGCGGGAATGAAGGCGTACAACGCGCTGGCCGTCACTACCAAAACAGTCAACTTTGCGTTGACGGGATCGTTCTATGCAACGCAAGGCTCGATTGCTGCGATGAGCGCGTCGCTCGCCATTGTGACCGTCACCATTGGAGCGCTGTACGAGCTGTACCGCGAAGGCCCACGCGCGATCGCCGAATTCCTGCAACCGTTCAAACAATTCGGCGCAGCAATTGCCAACACCGTGATCTTGGTGGCCAATTCAGTCAACGCTATGGTCAACAGCGTCATCCAAGGCATCAACCTGGTCATCAAAGCCATGAACGTCATACCTGGCGTTGACATACCCGAAGTGCCTTACCTAAATAGCATTGGCTACATCAAAGTTGGTGACTTGCCTGGCTTGAGCAGCGCCACAAGCGGCTACACAGGCGACAAAAACCTAGGGGTGCCTATTCCGTCATCCGGGGGCGGATCGGTCGTCGTAGCGGCTCCTAGCGTCCCTAGCGGGGGCGGTGGCGGCGGGGGCGGGGGCGCATCCGTCCGACAAATTATGGAAGCCCCAAACATGCTCGGAGCAGGTATTGCCAGCAACCCGTTCACATCGAGCGCCCGCAACGCCATGCTCGAAAACATCACCGTCAACGTCAACGGCGGATTAGCAACCAGCGCCGAGATCGGGCAAGCCGTAGTCGACAGCATCCGCGCCTACAACCGATCAGCTGGGCCGGCGCGCATTGAGGTCAGCGGGTACGTCTGATGCCCGGCACAGCAATCGTCCAATCAGGCAACTACCTGCTCGAAATTGACGCAGGTTTCAATATTGACGGTTTTGTGCTTGATGATGCTGTGAAAGGTGTCTTGGCTGGTTACACCACAACCACGAGCCGCACTAATTTGCTACCCAATCCAAACATGGAAAATAGTGTGGTTGCGACGTATTACCAAGCAATCAACATCACCGAAACACGTTCAACTGATTACGCCTACTCGGGCACCTACTCGTTGAAAGGCGTAATAGATAGCGCAGCATCGCAACAATATTTTCAAGTTCTCCAAACTGCTGGCGCGATGATTGACGTGACCGCTGGTCAAACGTACACATTCAGCGCATACATTTATTTGCCATCATCAAACACCGCAGACTCAACATGGCGAGCAGAACTTTATTTTTGGAACGGTACAAGTTACACAGGGTCAAACGCTGGAACTACGACAACAATAACTCGTGGAAATTGGACAAGGCTTACAACAACTGCCACAGTTCCGACTGGCTATTACAAAGCACTTCCGCGTATTGCCAAAATCAATCCACAATTAGCCGTTGGTCAAATCGCTTACGTTGATGCCTGGCTGCTTGAAACAGGCTCAACCCTTCTCCCCTACTTTGACGGCACCTACGCCGACACCTACACCGGATACACACTTGTCAATCAACAATGGAACCTGGGTACCGACCAATCAACCAGCACCGCCACATGGGGCCTCAATAGTTCCTACATTGACAGCACTTACGTGCTAGACGGCACCACACAGTTCGCTGATGTCACCGACGGCACCTTGAACATTGCGGTGCGTCGAGGCCGCAAAGATCAGGGCGACCAATTCAGCGCAGGCACCATGACGTTCACGCTCAACGACACGCTCGCTGACGGCATCTTCAACCCGTTCGACACATCAAGCCCGTATTACGACGCCAATCAAAATGTGCCTGGCTTGGCACCTATGCGCCGCGTGCGCTTCGGCCGATACGACGCCACCAATACGCTCGAATATTTGTTCAAAGGCTATGTCGTCAACTACGACTACAACTTCGCTTTAGGCGGCCTCAACACCGTCAGCGTCTACTGCGCCGACGACTTCTACCTGTTGGCACAGACCTACATGGACACCTACAACGTGTCGACCGAAACATCAGGCGAACGCATTGAAAGCGTCCTAGACCTGCCCGAAGTCGATTACCCGACCGGGCCGACCGCCCGCAACATCTCCACCGGCACCGTCAACCTTGGCCACGACAACACCTACACCGTCCCCGCCGGCACAAACGTGTTGGCGTATTTGAACCAAATCAACGGCACCGCCGAATTCGGCCGTTTGTTTGTGTCGCGTGACGGGGTGTTGACATTCCAAGACCGCATCGGTGCCACGCTGAGCGGATCGGTCGCCGACTTCAAAGACAACGGCACAGGCGTCAAGTTCGACAACGTGGGCATCACGTTCGAGGCTGACAGCGTGGTCAACCGCGCCTATGTGCAAAACCTTGGCGGCTCTAACGCGACCGCTAGCGACAACACCTCAATCAGCACCTATTTCATTCAGACCGAAAGCATTACTAACAGCCTGTTGGAAAGCGCTGGCACACAGCTGGCCGACGCCGCCACCTACCTGCTCAACGGCGAACCCGAAGCCAGGTACACCGACGTCGCCACCAAATTCGCCATGTTGACCACCGCCCAACGCGACACAGTCGCCACCATCGACATTGGTGACACCATCACCATAGAAAAGACGTTTACGACAGGCACCGGGACAACCAGCCTCGGCCAAGAACTATCGGTCGAAGGCATCGAGCATCTGATTGACTTCAACACGGGGCACCGCGTCAATCTGTACACCGCACCAACCACGATTGTTTATCAGCTGATATTGGACGACGCCACCTATGGCGTACTTGACGCAGAAAATGTTTTAGGATAGGAGACACTATGACCGCTAACTGGACAGCATTTGTCGCGGGGAACGTACTGACCGCTGCACAACTTAACGACGTCGTTGACAATTTTCAAGACATCGCCATTTTCAATGAAACGCAAGCATCAGGCACAAACGGCGGCGCATCTACAGGAGCCGCATACGCAAAACGCACTTTAAACACCACCGTCGTCAACAACATCGGCGGCTGTTCAATTGCGTCAAGTGTCGTCACACTCGCTACCGCTGGAACTTATTACATGAGGGCCACCGCACCTGGCTACGAGTGCGGATTTACAAAAGTCAGAATTCGCAACACGACCGCCAGCACCGATACCGCCGTGGGAAACAATGTTGCCGCCACAACTAACAACGGAGTGTTCAGCACCGCCGAAGGCGTCATCACCATCACCGCTTCAACCACCTTTGAGGTGCAAATGTACCCACAATCGTCAATTGCCACCTACGGTCTCGGTCGCGCCGCCACATCAGGATCATCAGAAATTTACGCCCAACTTTTCATTGCGAGGATCGCATGACAAAACCAATCAACGGCACAAACGTCGGCAACGCGGTGCACGAACTCGCACCCAACACCACCTGGCGGCTCAACCCGCCCGGCACACCAGACGACCTCGAATGGATGGACGATCCAGCATTAGAACCGACTAAAGCTGAGATTGTCGCTAAAACTGCTGAATTAGACGCTGACCCCAACTACCCGCCGGCATGACCCGATGGCTGTTGAGATTGTGGTGGCTGTGGTCGGTGGCTGTTTCTCTCTACTCGTTGCGCTTATTTATCGGGGCCAAAAAGAAAACCATAAGGATCACGGACGGGTACACGAAGCGTTGGGCCGAATAGAACAAAAAATCGACCACCACACGGAGAACCACAAATGAGCAACCAAACCAAAGCAATGCTCGCTAGTTACGCTCGATCCGTCATCGCCGCCATCGCCGCCGTGGTAGCCACCGGGAACACCGACCCGCAAGACCTTGCCAAAGCAGCCGCCGCCGCCCTGCTCCCCGTCATCATGCGATGGGCCAACCCAAACGATCCGGCATACGGTCGTGGCAATAGCCAAAGCTAAACCAGGCGTACCAGGCGCCACCGACTACATCGGCAACGCCGACGGAGCCGCCAAAGCACCGCGCTCAGGCATGGACGAATGGATCAGGCAAGCCGTCAAATACGCCAACGGATCGCTGTGGAACAACGGCTCGTACGGGCAACGTGACATGAAAGGCAAACCCGGCACCCTGTCAGTACACGCCACAGGCCGCGCCGTTGACCTCTCCTACCGCGATATGCCCGACCATCGTGGCAAACCAAACGGCAGACAGCTCAGCAAAGTATTTATTGAAGCTTGTGTAGCCAACGCAAACGAACTCGGCGTACAAATGGTCATCGACTACTGGCCCCAACCGTTTGGTCGTGCATGGCGATGCGACCGCATGGCCTGGCAGGTCTACCAAAAACAAACCGTGTCCGGCGCACCCGGTGGCGACTGGTGGCACGTCGAGATCACACCCAAAATGGCAGACAACCCAAACCTTGTAAAAGCCGCATTTCTCAAGGTATTTGAGGGTATTCCCGCATAGGCCCGTCAGATCCCCTAGGGTGGGATCACCGACGAAAGGAACCTAGCCATGACATTGAACCCATTAGCCGCATTAGCCACCCTGGTTACAGCAGTCCTAGGGCTAACAACGCTCCTAGAAGCTCCTAGACCCCTCTCAGGGCAACCTAGCGCCACCACCACACCCGCATCATGGGACGTGTACCCAACCACGACGGTCGGACAAACCACAGTCACCGAGACCAGCTTGCCCACAACGATCGCCAACTGTGACGACGCCGTCAACTTGGCCCGCCAGGTCGGTTGGCCCGAAGATCAGCTTGACACGCTCGCCGTCGTCATGCTCCGAGAAAGCCGATGCACCCCAACCGCCCACAACGTCGATGACCCAATGGGCGGCTCATACGGCCTAACACAAATCAACGGCTTTTGGTGCGTACCCAACGCATCGTGGCCGATGGGCTGGCTACAAGTACAAGACGTCGGCGTCACCGACTGCTCAGAGCTGTTTATTCCTGAAGCAAACCTGCGGGCCGCGCTCGCCATCTACAACAATTCCG